CTTTGGTGGATGTTTCTGGTTCAATGTCCTGTCTAGCAGGTGGTAATAAATCCAAATCAGGTGTAACCTGTATGGAAGTTGCAGTCTCTTTGGGATTGTACTTGGCGGATAAAAACATTGGAAAGTTCAAAGATACTTTCCTAACTTTTTCTGACAAACCAGAATTGTTGCACTTGAAAGGTAACATTAACCAAAAGATTGACCAAATGGTTCAATCTACTTGGGGTATGAGTACCAACCTACACAAGGCATTTGAAAAAATCCTTGATGTAGCAGTAAAAGGTGGCGTGACACAATCTGAAATGCCAGCGATGGTATTGATTCTGTCAGACATGCAATTTAACGCTTGCGTTAAACATGATGACTCTGCTATGCAGATGATTGCACGTAAATACGAAGCAGCTGGATATGACTTGCCAAAAGTTGTATTCTGGAATTTGAATGCCGCATACGGCAACGCACCAGTAAAATTCGATGCCTCCGGCACTGCTATGGTATCTGGTTTCTCTCCAGCAATTGTGAAACCACTTTTGTCTGGTGATATGGAAACCTTTACACCAGAATCTGTGATGCTTAAAACCATCATGGATGACCGTTACAAAGTAATGTGATGGTATGAGGATTCGTAAGAGTCCTCATTTTAAAACGCATTATGTGTGTTTTAAAATGTATTATATATAGATATATGCGGGGTTAGTTTAATGGTAAAACAGCAGATTTCCAATCTTCGGTCGAGAGTTCGATTCTCTCACTCCGCTCCATTTAATGCGGTCGTTGTAGAACAGTTTAGGTGTCCAACTTGAACAGTATGTGCGAATCATACAGACCGCTCCATTTATTTTTGAGGACATTATGAATATTAAACCACTAGGTAACCGAATCGTTGTTGAACGTATTGAGGCAAGTAAAGAAACCGAATCAGGAATTATTCTTAAAAGCACAGCTGATCCTGATAGAGCAAAAGTACTTGCAATTGGACCTTTGGTTGATGAAGTTGCTATTGATGATGTTGTTCTTTTAAATTGGAATGCAGCAACAAAATCAGGCGACAATTATGTGGTACCTATTGACCATGTAATCTTTATCTACGGAGAATAAAATGTCTGATGGTGGTAAAGGTTCAAGTCCAAGGCCATTTAGTGTTTCACAGGTAACATTTGCAAATAACTACGACAAGATTTTTAAAAAACTTTCACCTGAAGAAATGCAACAAGAACAATACGAACAAGAAGAATTTGATAGAATTCTAGAAGAAAACAAAAGACGACAAAAATAAATTAGTGCGGATTGGTGAAATGGTATCACAGTGGGCTCATAATCCTCAGTTCCGGTTCGACTCCGAGGTCCGCTACCAATTTATTTTTTAGTTTTTCTTACTTGTTCTTGGATTATTCCACGGCAAACCAAACCATTACTGTACATTACTTTATGTACAATACGATTATCACCATCATCACACTTATACGTGCATACTTGATGGCCTTTATTATCCACAAAACTTTCATTTAACTTACACTGTGTTGATATTTCTGTGTAAGGTCTTTCTTGCTTTGCTTCCATAGTTATATTAAAATTAACTGTTTTGGGTATTAAAGGCGCAAGAACAGTAGCCGCCGTGGCGACCGTCACCAACATTTTTTTAGTTGATGGTTTCATTTTTTAGTATACCACCATATAAATGATAGTACCATGATTACTGCAATCAAACTAAACGCCAAATAATATAAAAAGAACTTCAGTAAACCAACTACATCAAATACCCATTCCAAAAATGTGTATTCTTTTTCTTTTTTCATTTTGGTGTTATTAGTTCCTTATTATTTTCGTAAGCCTTTTCATCCAAATATTGGATGGCTCTTTTAACTTTTTCTGCTTCATATCTTTTTTGTTTTTCTAATTCTATCTGATAAGTTTTATTCTTTAATTCTGGCCATCTTTCTTCTTTATTATAAACTAACCATGTCCAGAATCCTGCCATGAACAAACACAATATAATAAATGCCACGAATAAACTAAATTCAAACTTATATTTTTCAATTCTTTCCGCTCTTCTTTTTGCTTTAATTGCATCTTCCTGCATTTGTTTAGCAATTAGAACTCTCTGTTCTTTACCCATTTCTTTAGTCATTGTTTCAACTTCAGTAAACAATGCGCCAAGTTCTGGCGGACTTTGATATATCATTAATTCACGAAGTTCAGTACCCATTTGTTCTAATTGTTTTTTCATTAGAACACGTTTCAAGGCACGTTTAGCTAGACTATCACCGCCGGTATATACTTCGGTCTTACTACGTTTTTCTTCTTCTTCAAGTACAGCAATACATTTAAAATAATTGTCATAGTATTGTCCAAGATAGTCACCAATCTCAGCATAGATATTGGTAGCATCTTCACTTTTCTTATTCAATTCAGTGACACGGGCTTTTTCTTCTACTAATTGTTTTTTAGCAGCTGCGCTTGCTGGTTTGTCTGGTGGATGTGCCTTGTGGAACTGGTCGTCCAAATCCTTGAGGACTGCTTTCACATCCCCAGCGGCACCTTTGATATCTTTGTATAACTGACAACCTTTTTTCACAGCAGCGACTGCACCGTTGGCCAAGGCAAAGAGGGTGAACGGATCCATTTTGTACCATTTTTTCTATTGACAACATGATGAAAAAATGATATAATGTTCGTTCAAGTCAAACTATATAATTATTTATGTGGTATAACATATTAACACTAAAAGGATATTATGAAAATTCTTGCTTTTAAATTAATCACTAACGAAGAAGTACTTGCCGAAGTTGAAACGGAATCGGAAACAGAATTTGTACTATGTAATCCAGTAGGTATTGCAGTTGTACGTGGTAAAGATGGCCAACCAAATGTAGGTTTTACACCATTTCCATTACACGCTGAACAGGCAACAGGTTCTACTATTGCCATTGCAAAGAAAAATGTAGTATACTCTTATGTTCCAGCTGAAGATTTCACTAAGAACTACAACCAAATTTTTGGTGCTGGTATCATTCTTCCAGGTCAACAACAAATAATTACAGGTTAATGACAAGTTTCTACACAAACGTCCAAGCAATTGCTGGACATATTCTCTACCGTGGTGTTCTGGATGGTAAAAGAGTCAAACAAAAAATTGAATACTCACCATCACTATACATCCAATCCAACAAGAAAACTGAATATCGTTCATTAGATGGCGAGATACTGCAACGTAAGTTGTTTGGTACCATCTATGAAGCCAAAGACTATTTGGATAAATTCAAAGATGTTTCTAATGCCAGAATCTTTGGTAACACACGTTGGGAATATGCCTATATTGCCGAACACCATCCTGACATGGTTGAATGGGATCAAGATAAGATTCTTGTGGCTGTTGTTGACATTGAGGTGGGTTCGGAGAATGGTTTTCCTGACCCCTACGATGCAAATGAACCTATCACAGCAATCACTATCACATACATGGGCCAACCACCAATCGTTCTTGGTTGTGGTGACTATGAGACAAAAGGCAATGAAATGTACATCAAGTGCCGTGATGAATGGACTCTTTGTAAAAAGTTTATTGAATTATGGACACGTAAATGTCCAGATGTTATCACTGGCTGGAACACCAAGTTCTTTGATATTCCATATTTGATTAACCGATTCAATAAGATTCTCGGTGAAGATGATACTAAAAAATTATCTCCTTGGAACTTCATCAAAAATCGTACAACTAACATCAACGGCCGTCAGTTGATTGCATATGAAATTGTTGGTGTTGCTTCACTTGATTATATTGAACTATATAAATGGTATGCGCCGGGTGGTAAGTCACAAGAATCCTATCGTTTGGACAACATTGCTCAAGTAGAACTTGGTGAAGGTAAAATTTCATATGACGAATATGAAAACTTACACCAACTTTACAGATTAAATTACCAACTGTTTATTGAATATAACATCAAAGACGTTGACTTGATTCTCCGTTTGGAAGATAAGTTGAAGTTGATTGAGTTGGCTTTGACTTTGGCATATGACACTAAATCAAACTACGAAGATGTGTTTGCACAAACACGTATGTGGGATTCTCTGACATATTCCTATCTATTGAAACAGAACATCATTGTTCCACCAAAAGTCATACAAGAAAAAGATGCGGCATTTGAAGGCGCATACGTTAAAGAAGTACAAGTTGGTCTACATGATTATGTGGCCAGTTTTGACTTGAACAGTCTGTATCCACACTTGATGATGCAATACAATATTTCACCAGAAACGTTGATTGAACCAGAAAACTATACCGATGCCATGCGTAAGGTTATTTCTTCTGGTGTTACTGTGGATAAATTACTAAACAAATCTGTTGATACATCAGAACTTGAAGGTGTGACATTGACACCTAATGGCCAATTCTTTAGAACTGACATACAAGGTTTCTTACCTAAGATGATGGAAGAAATGTATGAAGATAGAAAGAAGTTTAAAGGTCTAATGATTCAGGCCAAAAAAGAATATGAGGTTGAAAAAGATGAATCTAAAAAATATGAAATTGAAAAACGAATCGCCAGATATGACAATCTACAACTGGCAAAAAAGGTATCACTTAACTCTGCTTACGGTGCTCTTGGTTCTCAATATTTCAGGTTTTATGACTTACGTATGGCCTTGGGTGTAACAACAGCAGGTCAATTAAGTATTCGTTGGATTGAAAACAAAATCAATGATTACATGAACAAACTATTATCTACAAATGAAATTGATTATGTTATCGCCTCAGACACAGACTCTATATATCTCAAGCTTGGTCCACTTGTTGATAAAGTGTATTCTAAAAAGACGGATGTTAATCAACTTATCTCCTTCATGGACCGTGTCTGTGAAGATAAGATTCAACCGTATATTGACAAGAGTTATCAGGAGCTTGCTACGTATGTCCATGCATACGACCAAAAAATGCAAATGAAACGTGAAGGTCTGGCTAACAAAGGTATTTGGATTGCTAAGAAACGTTACATTCTAAACATCTACAATAACGAAGGTGTTCAGTATGCAGAACCTAAGATGAAAGTCATGGGTCTTGAAATGGTTAAATCATCCACACCTGCAGCAATTCGGGTTAAGATGAAAGACTCTATCAAGTTGATTATCAATGGTACAGAAGAAGATATCCATAAATTCATTGCTGACTTTAGGGAAGAATTCAGAAGATTACCACCAGAAGAAATCTCTACACCCCGTGGTATGAATGGTTTGAAAACCTACACTGATGCGGTATCAATGTATAAAAAAGGTACACCAATTCATGTGAAAGGTGCCATTCTGTATAATCACCATTTGAAAGAACTTGGTTTAACCAAGAAATATGAGTTGATTAAAGAAGGTGAGAAAATTAAATACACGTATCTAAAGATGCCAAACCCATTCAAAGAAACGGTTATTTCATATCCATCTAGGTTGCCAAAAGAATTTGAGCTTGACAAGTATGTCGATTATGATTTACAATTCGATAAAACTTTCTTGGACCCAATCCGTGGTATTTTGGATTGTATTGGTTGGAAAACTGAGAAAGGTAATTCTTTAGAGGACTTCTTTTCATGATTTTTTTGACCTTTCTAACAGCCATTGCCTTATCTGGTGTGGCTGGTTATTATTCTGTTATTGGTTTGGCTGCAATATTTCCAGGTTCATATCTGCCTGTTATTATTATGGGTTCGGTACTTGAAGCATCAAAGCTTGTAACAGTATCGTGGTTATATAATAATTGGAAACAATGTCCTATATTGATTAAAACATACCTGTGTATGGCGGTAACTATTCTGATGCTGATTACATCCATGGGCATCTTTGGTTTTCTATCAAAGGCACACCTTGAACATTCATCTGATAATGCACCACTTCTAAACAAGCTTGCAATTTTGGATGAAAAGATTAAAACGGAGAAAGAAAATGTGGATGCAAACCGCAAGATACTCAAACAATATGATGAGATTGTGGACCAGACGATGGGTCGCACAACAGATGAAAAGGGTACGGACAAAGCGCAAGCGATACGCCGCACCCAACAGAAAGACCGTAGTAGAATATTACAAGAAATTAACCAGTCGCAGACCACCATTGCCGGGTACTCCGAGGAACGTGCGCCTCTATCTAATGAGCTTAAGAAAACAGAAGCGGATGTTGGGCCAATCAAATATATTGCCGCCTTACTCTACAGTGAAACGGTTAATGTTGACATCCTTGACAAGGCGGTACGACTGGTAATTCTATTGATTATTGTGGTGTTTGATCCATTGGCTGTGTTGTTATTGATTGCTGCCAATATGTCAATGAGAAAACCAGAATCACAAAGACCAGTAGAACCCAAACCAGAAATGCAAGAAATGGATATTCCAGTTTTTGTACCAAAAGATAATTCAATACACGTTGAGAGAGATAACTTGGCAAATATTGTTATAGATGAAGCTTCAGGTGAAAGTATTCCACCAATTGGTGCGAATAAAAAACTAGAACCTAAGTATGATTACAATGAACCATTTTCGTTTAAGGAAAATAAATGAGTATATTAGATAAAATCAAAAAGAACAGCAGTATCAAAGATTCTGCTATATTGTCCAAATCAAAATTCTTCAATGAGAAGGATATGATTCCGACCGCAGTGCCAATCATTAATGTGGCACTTTCTGGTAAGTTGGATGGAGGTCTGACACCAGGTCTTACAATGTGGGCAGGTCCATCCAAACACTTTAAGACAGCATTTTCTCTACTGATGGCCAAATCATATTTGGAGAAGTACAATGATGCAGCGCTTTTATTCTATGATTCAGAATTTGGTACACCACAATCCTACTTTGATAGTTTCGGTATTGATACTAACCGTGTTTTACATACTCCCCTTACTGATATTGAACAACTTAAATTTGATATAATGGCACAGTTGACACAATTGGAACGTGGTGATAAATTGATTATCGTCATTGATTCAATTGGTAACTTAGCATCAAAGAAAGAAGTTGAAGATGCATTAGCAGAAAAATCAGTTGCTGATATGAGTCGAGCAAAACAAGTTAAGAGTTTGTTCCGTATGGTGACACCACATTTGTCTTTGAAAGACATTCCAATGATTGTGGTGAATCACACATACAAAGAAATTGGTATGTTCCCTAAAGATATCGTTGGTGGCGGTACAGGTTCATATTACTCTGCCGATAACATTTTCATCATTGGCCGTCAACAAGAAAAAGATGGTACAGAAGTTACCGGTTACAATTTTATTATCAACGTAGAAAAATCAAGATATGTTAAAGAAAAGTCTAAAATACCTGTCTCTGTATCTTTTGACGGCGGCATCAGCACTTGGTCTGGCTTACTTGACCTTGCTTTGGAATCCAAACATGTGGTTAAACCAAAAAATGGTTGGTATCAACGTGTTGACGCTGATGGTGTAATTGAAGAAAAGAATTACCGTGAAAAAGATACTGATACCAAAG